CAGCACTCGTCGGAATGGGAAAAATCAAAAGTAAGCACCGAAACAAAAGAGACATTGACCTGCCGCTCTTGTAAGGAATGCCGAGGGTACAAGTTTTGTGCAAGCAGAAGCAGGGATTATCCTTGCCTGTGTTTTACAGCTAAAAATGAAAGGTGACTACATATGAGAAGAGCAGATAAAGAATTTTTAAAAAGTCAGATAGAAAATTTAAAAGAATCCGCACACGAGCGTTTTGCGACAGTACTTATGCAGATTGATTATCTTAATCTTAAATTATTCAGAGCTGAAAAAGGCTGCAAAAAGCTCAGGGAAGAAAACAGAAGATTAAGAGCAGAAAATCAGATGCTCGAGGACAACATGGGGAATCTTTTGTGTACAAGAGAGGAAGAAATGAAGTACAACAGAGTGCTGAATGAAAACATCACAAAGCTGGCTGAGGTCAACGCACTTATGGCAGGTAAGCTCTCGGTGTATGAGCCTATTAAGAAGGCTGAATCTCAGCCCGATGAGACGGCTGACACAGCGGCAGAAGAATAATTAAGGCAACACCCTTGCTGCGTGCAAAATCCAATTTTAAAATCAAGAAATCAAACAATTTCCATATTCAAAACTAAAATCAAAAAGCAATGACTTCTTTTTTTGATTTTAGCTGTTACAAGAAGAGCCGAGGTAACGGTTCGACATATTGCAATAAAATAAGAACACACAATTGCATAGTGGCAAGGTTTGCAAAAAGCAGTAGCTCAATGGTCAGATGGGCTACTGCTTAGTTATATCTTTCAGTATTAATATTCTAAAGCAGAATAATAATCAGTCATAATTGAGGGAGCTGAAATGCTCCTTTAATATCCTGCTCAAATGATTATTTAAGCAGGGAAAACAGGAAATATATACTATAATAAAAGGTTATGCTATGTACACTTATAAGAGAACAATCAAAAGCGGAGATATGATTGAGGTTGAGTATTACCAGTCAATCAGAAAAATAGGCAAGAACTACGGCGGAAGGAAATCAAATAATTCTTTAAGTCCTGCCAAGATGAGAAAAGCAAACAAGCTCCGTGCAGTCAAGCATATGCAGAGGCTTATAAATGCAAACTTTGGGAGCGGTGATTTTTTCTGTCGCTTTTCTGCGCCGTATGGAACATATGAAACAGAAGAAGAGTTTCGCAAAGAGGTAGGCAAGTGGCTTTACAGAATAAATTACCGCCTGAAAAAGCAGGGCAAGGGCAGACTAAAGTACATAGCGTTTATTGAATGCGGTAAGTCGGGCAAGAATTGGCATATCCACATCATAGTCAGCAAAGAGGACAGGGAACTGCTGTCTGAACAATGGCCCTACGAAAACGGTCAGAACTTTACTCCGCTATATAAGAACGAGAATTTCAAAAAGTTAGCTGAGTACATAACAAAAGATTTGACCGGTAAAGAAGATGTTGATGCCGCACAAAAGCGGATGATGACAAGTCGCAATCTTACAAAGCCTGAATCGGTCACAAGAAAGGCGAAAAGAAAAGAGATTAGAGCCTTAGAGCGTGGAGAAATGATTGAAGCGCCCGAGGGGCATTATCTCATTGAGGACGATTACTCAATGAACTACTCGGATATCGGCGGTGCAAAATGGTATTTTTGTTTTTTGCCGATTACGCAGAGGCGAAAATGGTAAATAATGGTAAATTCAGACCGTGCGATGTACGGTCTTTTGGGGTTGCACAAAAATGAAGTATGCAGCGGAATAGATACAAAATCAAAGGAGAGATAAATTTGAAAGAAAACAAAGCCAAATGTCCGTTCTATTCTTACGACAGCCAAAGTAAAATTTGCTGTTTCGGGGCGGTGTTCAAGAGCAAGAGTACAACGCTGTTTTTTGATTCACCGCAAGACAAGGAAAATCACTTCAACGATTTTTGTGGGAGCTATTGTTGGAGGGGCTGTCCGCTGGCACAGACGATAATAAAAAATGAGTAAATAAAAACCCTCATCCGCCGTGAAAAGTGGATGAGGATTTTTATTATTTGTTATTGTTTTCTGTCGCAATCCTTTATTAATTTTTAAAAAACATAATATGCGAAAATTTTAAATCAATTCAAAAATTTTAGTTTCGTCACGGTTTTGCCTCTTGGTGAAACCGTGTTTTTGCATACCAATATTAGGCCCTGAAAAAAGTATGAAAAATCATTGAAAAAGTTTTAACTTTTATGCGAAGAGAAAAAAACATAAAATTAAAATACAGATTTGGCACGATTTGGCACGAAAAGGGCGGTGAGCTGATGAGCGATAAATTAAAATCACAGGCACAAAAAGCAGAATCAAAAACGAGGAAGAAGAAAACCGATGAACCGGAATTGATTGACTGGGCAACGGTCAAGGCTGAATATGTGAGCGGAACAATGTCAGCCGCCAAGCTCGCCGACAGATACGGTATAAGCGTGTCATCAATCAGCAAGAAGTGCGCGTCTGAGCATTGGCAGGAGCTGAGGAAGCAGAATCAGAGTGAAACCGCAAACAAAATAGCCAAGAAAATCAACACAGAGAAAGTGAAGAAAACCGTCAGAGAGATTGACAGGGTTGTGGCCGTTGCCTCAAAACTCATCACAAAGCTGAACAGAGCCGTTAATGAGCTTGACAAGGACGAGGAACTCATCAAGAAGAAAGTAACGGTTAAAGCCGAAAAAAGCGAAGATAAGAAAGCCGCCACAGTGGAAGAAGAATACAGATACGATTATGCAAAGCGCAAGACACTTGTAAACACAAAGCATGCAGCGGAAATCTCTAAGAGTCTGCTCAATGTTCGTAACATACTCGCAGATTATACGACGGAACAGGACGAAGAGAACGCTCTCGGCATTATCGAAATCCCGATGCAGGAAGTAATGCGACCACCCGAAGATGACGAGCAGGACGGTGAAAGCCTTGAGTAAGAAAGTCATATGGACTCCTCAGCCGAAACAGAAAATAGCGTTGAGCCGTGGCGAAGATGAAATGTTATACGGCGGTGCGGCAGGCGGAGGCAAGACCGATTATCTTGTAGTTGAGGCGGCTCGACAGGTGAATATCCCCGAATACAGAGGACTAATATTGCGAAGAGCTGTTCCTGACCTTGCACGAATTATTGACCAAACGAGGGCTATTTATCCGTCAATAGATAGGGGCGCAAGGTACAACGCAACAACGAGAGTGTGGACCTTTTCAAGCGACGCACAAATTAAGCTCGGCTCTTTATTTCGCACGAATGAAAAGTACAAGTATCAAGGCCAGCAATACGATTTTATCGGCTTTGACGAATTAACGCAGTTTACATTTGACGAGTACAGTTATTTAAAATCCCGAAATCGTGGTAACTGCAAGGCGACGAAGGTGTATATGCGGTCAACTGCCAACCCCGGCGGAGTAGGCCACGGCTGGGTGAAACAGTATTTTGTGACTGCCGGAACTCCGGGCGAAACTATATGGCTCAGCGACAAAGTAATTATGCCTGACGGCACGACCAAAAATTATTGGAGCAGTAAAGTCTTTATTACGGCAAGCGTTTTTGACAACAATGCCTTAATGAACAATGACCCCGATTATGTCAAGCGACTGGCACAATTGCCCGAAGCGGAGCGTAATGCCTTACTCTATGGCTCGTGGGATAGTTTTGAAGGACAGGTTTTTACCGAATGGATAGATAACCGAGAGCATTACAAGGACAGACGGTGGACTCATGTTATTGAGCCGTTCAAAATTCCGCAAAGTTGGCGAATAATACGCTCGTATGACTGGGGATATACAAGACCGTTTTCAGTCGGGTGGACTGCCGTTGACCAAGACGGCAGATTTTACCGCATAAGGGAGCTGTACGGCTGCAAGAAAAATCAGCCGAACACAGGTGTACGCTGGCCAATCGAAAAAGTGGCACAGGAAATTCTTGCAATTGAAAATAATGACCCTCAAATTAAGGGCAGACAGATATACGGTGTGGCGGATCCGGCTATCTTTGCAGAACAGGGCAGCGGAAAAAGTCAAGCTGCAACACACGCACAGTTGGGTGTGTTCTGGAATAAGGGCGACAATGCGAGAATTGCCGGAAAAATGCAGTTTCATTCACGGCTCGCGTTTGATGAGGAAGGCTATCCGATGTTTCAGTGTTTCAACACTTGCACTAACTTCATCAGAACAATTCCGAACCTTGTTTACTCGCAGATAGACACCGAAGATATTGACACCGAGGGCGAAGATCATATTTATGATGAAAGCCGTTACGGGATGATGACTTCAATTATTACACCGAAAGAAGTTGTGCTCCGTAATGCAAGGGCATTTGACCCATTGAATATATGTCAGACACGATACTACAGATAGGAGATAAAACCAAAATGAGCAAAGTTAAACGAGATGAAAACGGAATGATTATGCCGGTTAAAAGCACATATCCAGCTCTGACTTCTGACAAATCAAAGTTGAGCAATGTTTACGGTACAAGCGATAAGACTGATGAAGAGCCGAAATCAGCCGAACAGGCAGAAAAAGAGAACGAGAGCAGCGGCAAGCCGATTGGACTTGACGAAATACACGAGGCTATGCAGACCTTCCGCAAATATCAGAACAGCAAAAAGCCGTATGATGAAAGATTTAAGCAGGCTTTCAGAGAATATAATCTGCTTTACACAGAGGCGACTGCGCCGCAGATTAAAACTGACGATAACGGTAGGCCTCGAAAGGTGCTTGTACCGCACCGCAAAGGCGCACAGGCACTCAATGTAATTATGAACAAGCACGCTGACGCTATGGATAACTACCCCGAAATTATATGTTTGCCGAGAGCACAAGACGACGAACAGGCGGCTAAAACACTCAACAGCGTTATTCCGTGCATACATAAACGAAACGGATTCATAAGAACATACTCAGACGAACAGCTTGACAAGTTTGTCGGCGGTTGCGGTTGTTACGCAGTATTGTGGGACAAGACCGCAGAAAACGGACTGGGTGATATTGCTATCAGCCGTGTTGACATTCTCAATCTCTTTTGGGAGCCTCATATTGAAAACATACAGGACAGCGCCAATGTATTCTTTGCTCGCTATTATGACGAGGAAGGAATCAGAAAGGTATATCCTGAACTTGAAAGCGTTTCGACTGCCTCTCTCGGACTTGTGGAACACGAAACCTACGACAACAGCAACAAGTCGAATGATAAAGTCATCTTGATTGACTGGTACTACAAGAAAAACGGCGAACTGCATTTGTGTAAATTCGTCGGTGACCATATTCTCTATTCATCCGAAAATGAGGGTAAGCCTATTTATGACCACGGAAAGTATCCGTTTGTACTTGAACCAATGTTTCGCCTGCGTGATACTCCCGTGGGCTTCGGATTTATGGATGTAGTCAGGGCACCGCAAAATCAGCTTGATGAACTCAAACACGATATGCTGGTGAATATCAAAGTCAACTCACAGCCACGAGTGTACGCAAATACAGGTGTCGGCGTGAACAATGACGATATGACCGACCTTGACAAAACTGTAATTGAGGTCAACGGACAGTTGCAGGGTAACATTGCACCGGTTGAATCAAAAGAGCTTGCCTCGGGCGCATGGAGCTTGTACGACAGATTGTCGAATGAAATCAAAGAAACTTCTGCTACGAATGACGCAAGTAATGGAGCGAGTGCGGCAGGTGTTACAAGCGGTTCGGCAATTGCGGCATTGCAGGAAGCAGGCGGAAAGGTAAGCCGTGACTCAAACAAGCTGGCACAGGAAGCAATGACGGAGCTTGCACAACTTGAAATTGAACTGATGAGGCAGTTTTATAATCTGCCGAGAATTTTTAGAATTACAGGCGAAAACAATCAGACAACCTATGAGGAGTTTGACAATACAGACCTTCGGAAACAGCCGTTGACATATACGGACACAGACGGTCAGACGGTAAACTATACCGACGAGGACGGCAACATACTTGAACGACT